GATTTGTATTCCATTTTCATCAACTTCTAACGTGCTGTAAATATCCCACGCTTTGCTATTATTCTCTTCCATATTGGTCGGATCTTTCTGATTGGTTTTTCTTCTTATACTTTTAAATAATGAGAATTTTTGATCAAAAAAGAAACGAAACATGTTTGAACTTAGTAATATCAAGATCACAAAGTCTAAGGTCGATGAGAAAAGCATCGAATCTAACGGCTTTTGGTTTACACCTGTCAATGGTGAATTCAACACCGATGGTGTTGCAGAGTTTATAATGAGTGAACTTGAGAGCCCTAAGTGGCTTGATGGTAAGACATTCTCATCTCTTAATCATCTCTTCGTCACGGAATCACAGACGAATCTCTTCATGGCTCTGTGTCCGTCTGTAGTCATCGATGGTTATTCGTTCGAACTGAAGTATAACCGCATCCTCGGTGGTCACCAGCTTCACGCCATAAAGGTAGAAGGTGAAGATGTTGAAGAAGAACAGACCGAAACGGAAGAAGATACAAAGGAAGTAGAAACCGCAAAGGAAACTACGGAAGAAGCTACGGAAACTGCAGAAGAATCCAAGGAAGTAGAAGAAAAGGCTGAAGAAAAGGTAGAAGAACCAAAGGAAAAGAAGACTACCGCACGCAAATCGACGAAGAAGTAAAATCTCGTCGGTTTTGTTGATTGATTTGATTGATTAGTTTGAGGTCGCTATGTCGAGAAGATATGGCGACCTCGTCATATATAAGAATACCACAAATCAGTCATATTGATAACGATAAAAATGGATGAAAAAGTAAAAGAATACGAGCAATTTGTCGTTTCTTGCTTCAACGAGAATCCTACAAACAACAAGGTTCTCGACTTCATTCACATGACAATGGCACTTATGTCAGAATCTGGTGAATTCGCTGATATAGTCAAGAAGGCAGTGTTCCATTCTAAGGAGATCTCGAAGGTTGATCTCGTAGACGAACTCGGTGATGTTCTGTTTTATTTCATGAACATTTGTCATTTCCTTGGTGTCACAATAGATGATGTCATGGAAGCAAATCTCATCAAGATCCGTGAAAGATACCCCGAAGGTCGTGGAAAGAACTACAACTTCGGTACACGTAATAAGGCAGAAGAAAAGAAGAGAATAGAACAGTTCTTGATGAAGATAAAGCAAGACGTTTCAATCGATATCAACATCAGCCAAATCAGTCATCAATCTCAACACATTGGAAAATAGCAATGATCCTTGTATCAATTAAGAACATCAACATAGAAGCATTCATCAGCTTCTTCAACGATATCGACATCCGCTCTAAGCAGGTGATTGATATCTACAAAACAGAAGATGGAAAGCACGAGATCGTCTCACGTGGTCACACGATCACACGTGACTTCGTGAAAGTTGTAGAATCTGACTTCGACGTTATGTGTCAAGAGATTGTTTCGAAGTCGGAATACAGTCATATCAAGATTCCGTTCATTGAGATCAAGAAGTTTGTCGAACTTCTGAAAATCTACACCGATGATGAACAAGTGAATATCAATCTTTCGTGTGATGAAAAGGGAGAATCGCTTGTTGTGGTGAAACTTGAAGTGAAATCAAAGAGAAAATCTTCAAGAATGCCAATGGCGGACATTTCTCTTGTCCCATATCTTCAGAAGGATATCTGGGAAAATCTACTCCAAAGCACAGAACGCCTGTCATTCTTTGGTCTTTCTCAGAATGATGTCGTGGACGTGAAGAAGCTGATGAAGTATGCTTCGGAATCACAGGCATCAGCAAAGGTCAAGGAGATCTCAAAGTTTAGAGTAAAGTTTGAAGATGGTCAGACAACGATTATGTCATATGAAGATCGTTGGAATATTGACATCCCAACAGATGGTTCATTCACTGGGGATTTTGTCTTCCCTGCTATTCTCTTCAAGCATCTCTCTTCAACGAACGTTTATGATTGCTCGTTTGTGAAAGCAATGGGTCGTGATACCAAGTTCCTAATCGTCTCGAATGAAACACTAAGAACCACGTGTGTTGTTATCGCAGAAAAGTTCGATATCAACAAAAAATAAGATAGGTAACAATTTATAAGATGAATGAGGGTGTACGAACAAGTGCATCCTCATTCATCTGTATTTTTCAAAGACTTCATGCGATACATCCTCGACAAACTGATAATAATCCTCACGATAATACGGTACAAACTCTGGCGATTTCCAATAAACGATGACGGAATAATCGATTCAGTAGTTCTTGATAACCATGAAACACTCACGATAAACGGTTGGAAGCCACTTTCCTCTATCCATTTAAAAGCGGTGCATGACATAGTAGAGGTCGGTGCAGGTGAATACTCTGTCAGTGGATCTGTTAATCACCTCGTCTATTCATCGAAAAGTGCACTTGAAAGCTATCAACCTACAAAAGTTCGAGATCTCTCTTTAGGTGATATCTTGATGACGATGGATGGTGCACGGAAAGTCTCATCCCTTAAGAAGTCTCATCAGCAGATCGTGTTCGATTTATCAGTTGTTGATGAGACTTTGTCGTATTTCTCTGATGGCATACTTTCCCACAACTCTGTAATGTCGGGTATTTTCATTGCGTGGTACATCTTGACTAACTACGACAAGACCGTTCTTTGTACCAGTGCTAATGCAGATAAGGTCGATGAGCTTGTTGACAAGATTAACTCGATCTTTATGCATCTTCCGTTCTATATGAAGCTCGGGATTGAAGTCGATAACGTATCCAAGAAGAAATGGGACAACGGTTGTAAACTGATCGGTGAAACAGCGACTGAGAACTCTGGTGCAGGTGAAACCGCAGATCTTCTTTATGCTGACGAGTTTGCACTTATTGAACCTAACATCATCAACGAGTTCTTCCGTGTAGTTTATCCTACACTTTCTGCAAGTAAGAAATCGAAGATGATAATCACCAGCACGGCAAGAGGTATGAACAAGTTCTATCAGCTCTATCAAGATGCGCTTGATGGTAAGAACAACTTCAACCCAATAAGAATCGACTGGTGGGAGGTAGAAGGAAGAGATAAACAATGGAGACTTGATCAGATTGCCGACCTCGGTTCTGAAGCCGACTTTAACCAAGAATACGGTAACTCGTTCATGAGTGGATCAACACTTCTTCTCTCTACTGCTGTCCTCAAGAAACTCGGGAAGTATCAGAAGAAGTTTATAAATGGTGTGTTCTCAGAGGATGGTTCTTTGTGATGAAAATTGTTACTGTTTTTAATTTATAAAAATTAAAAGATATCGGAAAATGGTAGAAGATGTTCTCCTTGAATACGACCAGTACTTTTTCATACACCCCAACTTTGAACTTCAGTGGTTTAAAGATGAGCGCAATGCGTTCGTTCTATCAATAGACATTGCGGAAGGCAAGGGGGGTGACTACACGATCATCAACTTCTTCCAAGTCCTACCAATGACACCTTCCGAAATTGAAGGTGTGAAGATCTTCAACGACGAAGAATCATTCTTCAAGCTGGTGCAGGTCGCCATGTTTAGATCGAACATGGTAGAAACACCAGAATGTGCAAATTGGCTGTATCATTTCATAAACGGTTACATGATACAGGACAACTTGAAGATCGTCATCGAGAACAACTTTGAAGGGAACTACTTCCGAAACACACTAATGAACATTTATGGAGAGCAGAATGAACTCGACGAAGATGTCATATTCTGCAAGTTTCTCTATAATGCTCGAGATGATAATGCCCGAACTTTCAGAGTTGGGATTTATCAAACAGAACCCCGAAAGCAACATTCTTGTAAGATATTCTCTGATCAACTGAAGAATAACCAGCTTGTTCTTACTGAGTTTATGACTATTCAAGAAGCTATGACTTTCGCACGATCAGAAAAGTCATCTTCATATCGTGCAAGCTCGGGACATGACGATTGTGTTATGACGTGTGTCAACGTTGTAAACATTCGAGATATTGAAGAATGGTCAGAACTCGTGGAAATTGTCAGTGAAAACTGCACAAACGAGTTTTGGAAACTGGTCGACAAGAAGCTCGGGAAACAAGCCGAAAGAACGGAAGAACTCGACATATCAGACTATTACGATTAAACATATGGACAAAACAACTACTAACAATGTCTCATCGAAGGCGAAGATAGAAGATGAACAACAGGAGGAGGATATGCTCTTCATACCACAGTCGAAGACTGGTGGCAACATGTACAAGGAGAACTCTTGTGGTACTTCTTTCTCTGCTGATCAAGACTATCAAGATCAATTCCTTGATGACATTTATAACCCCGATGAATATAGAACAAGACA